ACCATCTCACGCAGCGCGGACTTGAGTCCGCCGATTTCCTGCGCGAGTGCCTTGCCGGTCTGGCCGCGGGTCTTTCTCCCGAAGGCCACCAGGGCTTTCTTCGCATCCGGGTCGTCCTGGAGTCCCATCGCGCGCACCAAGGCTGTGGCCGGCTCATCGAGGTCGTCCTCCGCGTTTCCCGACGCGGGGCTCTCTTCGCTGGCTTCGGTGTCGTGCTTGCCCTTCTTCCCGCCAATCGCTTGCGAGAGGGCCGAAATGGTCTCGTCACGTCTCCGGATCGCTTCGTCGGTGTTCTGCTGGAAGCCGCCGAGCGACTCGGCGAGCTCGAGGATTCGCTCCTCGTTCTGCTTGTACACCCAAGCCGGGGCCTTCACGCGCCGGAGGGCCTGGAGCGCTCGGTCGAGCTCCTTGCCGTTCCTGCGCGCCGGGGGGTCCTCGGCATCGTCTCCCGCTTCGCCTTCGACGTCGAGCGCGTCCAGGTCTGTCTCCCGGCCACCCTCGGCGTTGATCTCGTCCTCGTCCTCCTCCAGCTCCTCTTCAGGCTCCTCCGTGTCCGTGACCGCGCGAGCCTCGTCGGCCTGCTGCATGTCGCGGCGCCGCGCCGTCTTGCGCTGGCCGTTGCCGGCGAGCCCGAGGCCGTCGAACACGCTGCGGTCGCCCAGAGCCCGCTTCTCCATCTCCTGGAGGCGCCCGGCCTCAGGGCCGAGCCGGTGGTTGCTGGAGTCGCCATCGGCGATCTCCATGAGCTGTCCAACCGAGTCGTCGAGGCCGTTCCGGGCTGCGGGCCGGTGGCCGTTCTTGCCGCGTGCGGGCTTCGCCATGGCCTCCAGGATGACCACGGGCGGCCCCGCGGGTCAAGCCTTGGGCTCGTGTCCGTCGGGCTCTCGGTACACGAGCGACTCCCACGAGCCCGTCGCCTGTGGCTGTCCGGGCTCCGGAGACTCGTAGGCCAGTTCGAGCCCGTACTCGTCCAAATGCTCGGCCTCGAACGCCTTTTCGATCTCGCGCGCGAGACGCCCGTAGTCGCGCGAGAACCAGCCAGTGCTCGGGTAGTACTTCGCCAGGAAGACCTCGTGCCCAGTCGCCTTGAACCGCAGGTAGACGCGGTTGTTAGCCACCCGGCACCCTCACGCGCACGACCTGGCTCTTCCCAGGGGCCTTGCGGTTGTACTGGACCGCGAAGTAGGTCCAGCCCTCCAGCGACCACCACTTGCCGTACATGAGCACGGCGGGGACGCCTGCGCGGGCCATGCGGGTCAGTTGCTTGTCGTAGCTCACGACACCGCCACGAGCTTCGGCCGGTCGGAGGTCGAGACCGGCAGGATCTCCTCGCAGCGGCACACGAGCGTATCTTCGAGCACGACGAACTCGTTGACCCTGCCCGGCACGGAGTCCATGTGCTGCTGCGACGTCGCTCCGCCACGCATCAGGTACTTCTCACCGACCTTGAGCCGGGAGCCGTTCGAGTACTTGCCCGTCGCAGGGTCAGCGCGGCCTTCACCCACCGCGACCACTTCGACGACGCGCAGAGCCGGGGAGTTGCGCACGAGCCCGAGGTCAGCATCCGGGGCGCCCTTCATCTGCGGCACGATCACGCCGCCCTCGCTCCGAAACTCGTCGGGAGTGATGTCCTTGATGATGACGCGCGAGCCGAGCGGATGAGCTGTGAACTTCATCCCGGCAGCCTACGGCCGGGCTATGGCCTGCGCAATCAATTGTCCCAGGACACGATTTCGCCCGCGTCCGTGGCGCGCTTGCAGGCTTCCTTCGCCTCGGTCTCCGACTCGAACACGCACCGGCCCTTCTCGTCGTGGCGCTTGGCGAATGGCCAATGCTTGGGCAATTGCACCGACACGATCTTCTCCCGGATGCACTTCACCGCGCGCTTCTGATCGCGCTGCTTCGTGTGGACGCGCTCCCAGCTCACGCCTTCGACCGTGAGGAACTCGGGCTCCGCGCCGATCTCGTACCAGCGCGTGATGCGGCGATCGTCCTCGATGCCGGCGCCCTGGACGCGGAAGAGGTGGAGCTTCTGGGTCACTCGTCCTCCATCGCCTTCGTCATCGCCGCCGCGGCCTTCTCGTAGTCCTCACCGGAGCTGGCCTTGGCCGCGTGGCTGTTGATGAGCTGCTCGAACGCGCGCGTGTCGGTGCTGCCGATGTGCGAGCCGGCGCGCGCCAGCACGGCACGGGCCTTCCATGCCTCGGTCACGCCCGCGGCCATGACGCTCGTGTCGCCGGCCGTCTCGCCTGTCCCGTACCGCGCCTGAAGCCCCCGTGAGAGCTCCTTGAACGGCCAGAACTCTGTCGCCAGCTCGGCCTGGAGCAGCTCCTCCGGCGTGAGCTGAAGGTCTGCATCCTCGTCCTCGACGACCATCGGGATCGGCTCGGGCGGCGCCGGGGCCGCGACCGTGCCCCACACGCGAGAGATCCAGCCGAACACTAGGTGCCTTCCTGATCGTCGCGCCAGCCGGCGAACAGCGAGAGCTTGACCGCTTCAAGCGCGCCGAGGATTTCGGCCCGCGTGAGCGTGGACTCGTTGCAGATCCCCTGGAGAGTGTTCATCAGGTCCTGAGCGTCCAGATCTTCGAGCGGATCATCAGGCATCGCGTCCGGGATCACCCCTTCGGCTCGCATGTGATCTTCACCCGCGTCTGGTTCGCCGCCTTGGCGAAGGACGAGAGCACACGCCAGACCTGCACGAGCGTCCAGGACACGACCACGATGCCGATGGCCAAGAGCTGCCCGATCGCGCTGTCGAGGATGAGGTCGAAGTTCGTCATGCTCACCCCTTCAGGCGCGAGCCGAGCGGGATCGGGTTCTCCGGGTCGTGCCCGAGCGCATCGAGACGATCCGCGATCGGCTGGAGCTGGCGCGCGATCTCCTGCTGGTCGGTGATCGTGCCCGACTGGATCTGCGCGATGAGCCGGTCAATGCGATCCGAGATCGCGGTCGTCTCGGCGTCGAAGCGTTGGATGATGGCGGTCACTTCGGGAATCACGGCCATGGGGTTCTCCTAGGTAGGGGGGTCCTTCGAGAGGCGATCGAGCCTATCCGCGATCGGCCGTAGCCGCGCGGCGATTTCCTTCTGATCCTCGGCGCTCTTCGACTGCTGCGCCAGGAGGCGCGCAAGCTCGACGAGCACGATCGAGATGGAGGTGAGCAGGCCCGTAACCTCGGGGTCGAGCCGCAAGTCGATGCGCTCACGGGAGTCGCTCATGCGGCCCCGTTCACATTGGAGCGCTGCGTGGCGGCCAGCAAGGCCCCGAGCAGGTTCCCGTTCATGGGCTGCGCCGGCCGGCCACCCTGGAGCCGTGACACGTCCTGCGCGAGGCGCGGCTGCGGCTTCCCGCCACCCTGCTGGGCCTGGATCTGGTTCCCCTGCATCGTGAGCTGCTGGAACTGTTCGAGCGCCTGTGGATCAAAAAAGTCCGAGAGGTTCGGCATGTTCAGCATCTCGCCGAGCGTCTCGATCAGATCGTCCCACATCACGAACGGGAACTGCGCCATCATCGGCAGCAGCACCGCGATCGTGTTCATCATCTGGAGCACGCGCTGCTGCTCCAGCGCCTCGCTCGTCTGCCCCATCGAGTAGGGCTCGATCTCGATCCCGAGCGAGAAGAACCAGTCGGCCTCCTCCTTCGAGGAGATGCCGCCGTTGTAGACAACATCCTCGGCAGGGCGGCCCTGCGGGTCCTTGAGCGAGCGCCGCGCCTCCGGGCCGAGCCGCGTCTTCGACTCGCCGAAGGCGAGATAGACGCTCACGTTGTCCAGGATCTCACGGATCCCGGCGATGAACTTCGAAGCGATGAACCCGACGCGGTTCTGGCTGCCCTGGTCGGCGAGTTGATCCGCGGTTGCGGTGACGTTCGGGTCGGTCTGGCCGCGCTGCACGTCCGTGATCCCACCGCGGCGCGTCACGCGATCCCGCAGCATCTGGTTGTGGATCCGGTGCTCGGGCGTCGACCCGCCGAACTGGATGGGCATCACCTTCTTCTGCACGTCGTCGAGGCCGTCGATGCCGACCACGAACTGGTCCTCGAACATCTGCACCTTGTCCATGAACTCGGGATCCGAGCCATCGACGAAGACGCCGTTCTTGAACTTCGACATGGCGTAGGATTCGGCGCGGACGTGCAGGTTGAGTTCCTGCACCTCCGCATCGATGGCAATGATCTGCGCCAGGCCAACCGCCTCGTCGGGGACGTAGTAGCCGTCGCACACGACGTACGGACCTCGCGGGTGGCCCCAGTACGGGAAGGGCTGGCGGAGCCATCGACTGCGCTTCCCGCCGACGACGCCGAGCGTGAGCCAGGCGCCACGCCGGAGCTGGCGATCCCAGGCCTTGCTCCCGTGGAAGGTTCGATCGGCGCGCGTCGGCTTGTAGTCGCGCATCCAGATCGAATAGAGCACGACCTCATTGCGCTTCGGAGCGCTGCCGCGCCCGCGCTCGCCGCCGCGCACTTCCTCGACGCGGTACTCCTCGGTGAGCGCCTGGATCTCCTCGATGTCCCAGCCCTCATCGGGGTTCGCGCGTGCGCGCTCGAGCAGCTCGTGCTTCTGGTGGATCGACTTGTGCCCGCGCCAGAGCTCCTCTTCCTTGTCGATGGCGGCGGTGTCGTAGACGTAGGACTTGCGCGGCGAGATGCGCTTCGCGCTCGGCCAGCCCTTCATGTCGTCCTTGTCCGAGTCGGTCTCGTCGAGGCTCGGCAGGGTCAGGCACACGAAGCGGTGGAAGCCGAAGTCGACCGCGAGCTTCTCGTCGAGCGCGCGCATGTTCGTCTCGCGGATCCAGCGGTTCTCGGCGAGTTCGTGCGCCTTGACGATGGTGCGCTCGTCGCCGCTTCGGCTCGTCGTCATTCGCACGCGCGGGTTGCCGAGCACGAGGTGCGAGCTGTAGTTGGCGACCCACTCCTGCGCGAAGTTCTCGCGGTCGAAGGTCTCCTCGTCGTCCTCGCCGGCCCGCCCGTGCTTGACGCCACCGGGGCGCCACGCCGGCCCCTTGTAGCGTTCCATCCGCGAGTCCCAGTCGGCGAAGAAGCCCTCGATCCACTCCTCGGCGGACTGGATTTCTTGCAACATCGTCTCGGGTCTGCGCGCGGCTTTCAGCAAGCGTGCCTCGCTATCACGGCGGCGTCACCCCACCGGCAGCCCCAACACCAGCACGATCGGCGAGGCTCGATTCCGCAATCGCAGCGCACGTCGCTACTCAACGTGTCCGGCAGGCCTTTCCGGAGCGCGCACGTCTCTGCGTGGCGCGTCATCACGACGGCCCGCAGGTAGTCGCGCGGTCGAGCGGCCGCGAGCATCTACTCGGGCTCGGAGAAGCCGTTCCGGTCCATCGGCGTGGTCGGCATCTTGAACGGCCAGCCGATCGTCCCCTTGGGCGAACCGGGGCCGGGCTTTCCGTACTCGCCGGCCGTCTTCCCGCTCGTGTCGGCCGGGGGGCTGCGCATCGTGCCCTGCTTCGAGTTGCTCCG